ATAAAGAATTTACTAGATAGTAGCCAGTAAAAGACGCATAATTTTCAAATTTAAATTGAGGGGTACTTGTAAAATTATTTTTTTCAAAATAATCATAGTTAGATGAACCACACATACCACTTGATATATCTGCTACTATTACTCTATCTTCATTTAATAACGCAGTTACACAAAATGTACCGCCTAAATTTTTTAAAATGTCTTTTTCTTCATCATAATAAGATGAAGACTCCATATAAAATGTGGCACCTACACCAATTTTGCTAAACGTTTGATTTAAATAAATCAAATCAGACGTATTAAAAGCATGTGAATAATCAAAATAACATTTGTTATTTTTTATTAAAATATTTGGTTTAGTTTTGATCCAACCTTTTGAAAAAATAGGATCTAGTGTATTCCCAGTTACATATAATCCATAATTTCTAAGAGTTCTTAGATTGTTTAATGTAAATTTTGAAGTAAACATGATTATTAAGATGCAACATATGTTACTACTTGACTACCACTTGATGATATTAGGTAAATCAAATTTGTATTATTTAATTTTAAGAATAAAGACTCTCCAGGATCGATTGAATATCCAAAAGAGGCTCCAACTAAACCAGATGTGTTACCAAAATAAACTATATTTGTGTTTGATGATAATGCTTTTAATTGTATACCATTTTGACAACTAAATCCTGCAGGATCCATTTGTGTAACGCTGGCAGAAACAGCTGTAACTCTACCTGTCTTTAGCAAGGATGGAACAGAAATTCCAAGAGTTCCTAAATTGGTATTAAGCGTTCCAAGAGCAGATGAAATTCCAGCCAAGTCTGTTCTAACATTATTAATATTAACATAGATTGCTGTCAATCCATTTGTAATGTTTGTGTCATTGATGGCCAATGTATTTCCATTGGTTCTAACAGAAATAGCTGTTGCACCCGAAATACCAAATACGGCCATGCTTGTGCCGATTGTTGCCTCAAAGGTGGCTCCTGTAATTGCAACTTTAATTGCATCACCTATTGTACCGATTCCCCAACCAGTAGTGCCAACCAATCTTACAGGTAGAAATGTAGCACCACTTGGGCCATATACTGAAATAGAATCGGCTGTGGTATATAGTCTTCCACCTGTAACTTCAATTTGTGAACCCGTGAATGTTTTAACATAAACAGGTGAGCCTGTTATGCCTGTTGCTATGATTGTTCCGCTTACTGGAACAGGATAGCCTCCTGCAGTACCCTGAACAGTGATTAGACCACCCACAGTTGCTGTTACTCCTGCAGTAAAAGCAACAGGAAGAGGATTAGAGTTTGAAACTATGCTTGCAGTACCGCATATTCCATATGCAAGTTTAAAAAATTGAAAATGTGATGTAGATCCACTAAATTGGACAACATCTGTTGCAATTGCTGCAGTTAAGCCGGAAGTTTCTATAATAATGTTGTTGTCTGTGTCAGAGGCCATTATTTGTTCCTATAAATAGTTCTAGAATATTTAGAAGGAAATAATATTGATTTTATCAGAGAGTGAGATATATTAGTCATGTACATGGACGATTCAGCAAAAGAAAAATTTTCATCAAAAGTAATTGAACGAGTTAAATCTACAAATTTATCGTTCATGGAGTGTGTTTTGGAACTTAGTGATGAAATGGGATTAGACCCATCTGCATCCGGCAAACTATTAACAAAACCTTTAATAGAAAAAATTGAGATGGAAGCTAAAGATCTTAATTTTATAAAAAAAAGAAAAACCAAAAAACTTCCTGTTGACTAAACTAATAGTCATCGTATAATGATCTAACAAGAAAGGCCGAGGTAGACCCTCGGGAATATTATGGGTAATTTTTCAGATTTTAAAAAGAAGAGTAAGAATTCAATCGCATCACTTTCGGAGAAACTTGAAAAGTTGTCTGCGAAGGACGGTTATAAGGATGACCGTATTTGGAAGCCGGGAATCGATAAGGCTGGCAATGGATATGCAGTAATTCGGTTCCTCCCTGAGATTGAAGGTGAGGACACTCCGTTTGTAGCGGTTTATAGCCACACCTTTAAGGGCAAGGGAGGCTGGTTGTATGAGAACTGCCCAACCACCATTGGTGAGAAGTGCCCAATCTGTGCTGCCAATAGTGAACTGTGGAACAGTGGTATTGAGGATGATAAGAATATTGCAAGAAACCGTAAGCGTAAGTTGACTTACATTTCAAATATTCTTGTTCTTGAGGATCCTGCCAACCCAGAGAATAAGGGAAAGGTTTTCCTTTATCAGTATGGAACTAAGATCTTTCAGAAGATTCAGGGCCTTGCTCACCCTGAGTTCCAAGATGAAGTTGCAGTTGATCCGTTCAATTTTTGGACGGGTGCAGACTTCAAGATTAAAATTCGCAATGTCGGTGGTTATGTAAACTACGACAGAAGCGAGTTTGCTGCTCCAGCGCCTCTTCTCGGTGGAGAAGACAAGAAGCTGGAAGAGATCTGGAAGAAGCAGTATCCTCTCAAGCCTTTCGTTGATAAGAGTCAGTTTAAGAGTTTTGAAGAACTGAATGCAAGATTCAAGAAGGCTGTTGGTGATGACATCCGTGCTCAGTATACAGAGTCCAAGAGCATTGAGGACGATGTAGAGGAGACTACAGTAACGGATGATGTGGAGGAGAAAGATCCACTGAAGTATTTCTCAGAAATGGATCAGGATTGAGAAAGCCCCCGAAAGGGGGCTTTTTTATTTAAGCCCACTCAGGGGGCATTGATGCTTCTTTGTTTCTTAGATCAAAGAAAAATTTTTGACTATTTACGGTTTTAACTGCTTCTTCATCAAAAATTTTTGAGTCTTGAATTAACATGTTATTTATTACCTCTTGAACAGCATCTATATCTGACTTCTGTTTATCATTTATTTTTTGATGAACTTTTAATTCTTCTTTTAACTTTTTTATTTCATCCACAAGAGTTTCAATCTCTGCATCCATCAAACCTATTTCTTTAGTTAAATCCGGACCAGATGTAGATGGTGTTGGTGTTCCAGTTGCCACAGTAGGCATAACACCACCAGTCCCACTAGTTGTTGTAGATCTAGGGTCTTCCATGGACAATCTGGTTATATTAGCCTTACCAGATAAAACATCCATTAAATTTATATCTCTACCATCTTTAAAAACGGTTTTGGACATTTCATCTTTTATTAAACCTTCACCAGATTTAATACCCAAAACATCTGCTTCAGCAGAAGAATCAATTTTTGTTGTTCTACCTAAATTCGGTTGTGGCGCAGATATATCATCGTATCTTGCAACTTGATCAAATCTGTTTTTATTATTTTCTGGTAAATCATTCATATATGTTATTTAATGGGTTTTCTGAAAAACTATTTTTTATTTTTTTATTGTGTTGAATGAGAAGATTTGTATATATGTCTCTTTCCCAAAATAACATATTTTCAATATCACCTAAATTCATGTTTCCAACATTCAACAAATTAAAATTAGTAACGTAATAATTTTTTAAATCAAAAAATTTCATTGAAAGGTAAAAAAACTTAGAAAACCTGTTACCTCACTTTCTTCATTATCTACTTTTACTGAAAAATGAAGTTCAGGATGTTTTATTTTTTCTAACTCATTTAAAATATTTAAAGGCAAATTTTCTAAAAATTCAGATATTTCATTTGGAACAAACTTTTCTACATTGTAAATTTCTTTGTTTACCACAATTTCTTTAATTGATGCCAGCAGCATGTTCTTTCTTGAAAGATCATTTAATTGTAAAATGTTTTTCACTTTTGGTGTTTCAATTTTTAAAATCAATTTTGGAGATACCTTTATTTCTGTATCTATAAAATTATTTTTGGTTTCTATATTAAAGATATTAATTTTAACGTGATTATTGTTTACAACTAAATTTATGTTTTCCTCAACGCTCTTAGATCTTATAAGCAAAAATAGATATTCAGCATCAGCCAAGCAAAGATCTAAAGGATTAACCTTTACACAGCAATTCTTTAGAAGATCTACCATTGCTTTTAATGCAAGTTTTTTATTGTCTTCTTGAAGAATGATCGATATATTTTTTGAATCTTTTACTCTGAATGGTGTAAAGGATACTTCCTGTTTTGAAAATGGAAGCACTGCGTCATATGTTGGCAACGACTCTTGTATTTGTTTTAATAACTCTTTCATATATTATATCCACCTTTAAGCAATATTATATTGATAATCTCTATAACCAAATACCACTGGATATGTTAAATAGGTGTTTTCAGTTTTCATGGACAGTAGAAATGGTTGTGTTTCTACCGGAAATACTTCACTTAGAGTAATTGTTAAATTTGGATTTCCATTAGGATCTAAAATTGATATATCCATAAAAACAGGAAGAACAGCATCATCATAAAATGGCAAAATGTAATTTCTTGATTGGTTGACTCTATTATTAGCAAAGTTACTTGAATAAAAGTAATTAAACCACTGATCCATTAAGTCTAGTATAAATGAATCATTTGTGATAGGAAATGTGATAATAATACCACTGGTTAATATTTTTTGATATCTTGGAACATATCTACCCGGTCCATATCCTTGCAATCCATCAACAACAGTTTCTAGCGATCTAGGAGGGAATACTACTTCTTGTGCTTGAACTACCGGGGATCTTCCATTTTGGTCTCTAAATTGAAAAGGCAGATTGCGAAATGCAACACTAAATCTATTACTTAATTGCAAACCATTGTGGTTTGCAAAGTATGTTTTTATTGTTTCTATTGAGTTATTATTCTCTGCCATTTTTAAATATTTCTTTTTCTGTAATTATTTTAAATTCCATATTGTGTTTTTTACAATAGTTTTCTGCGGCTTGCCATTTAGCTTGATTGATAATCCAAGTTAATTTTTCTTTTTTAGATGCGTTTTCTTTTAAATAAGTTTGTTTTGATGGCTTAACTTCAATCATCCAAGTAGTAGTTTTTCCCTTTTGATCAAATTCTATTAAAAAATCTGGAAAGTAATTGTGAATTTTTTTATCAAGAGGACTCATATAAGGAATGACTATTTCCTCAAATGTCCATTTTTTTATATTTGGATTTTCATCACAAAATTTACATATATTTCGCTCCCATAATGATCTACAGTTTATTTTTGATACATCACCAATATACTTCGACGTATTTTTGGGATTAAATTTTGTTTTGTAGGCCATATAAAATATTTATGATAAATATTTTTATGCCAGTAAACTACGCATATCCTTTGTGGCCATATGTTCAAGATCAACCACTATTTTTAAAGTTTTTTGTTTCAACTTACTCCGTAAAGAATACAGAAAGAACAAGAAATTCAGTACAAAATCGTGCAGCATATACCATTACATTGCCTCTACCAAGCGATGTCGGTTATGCTGCAGCACATGAATTCGGCCAAGGCTGGACTCCTATAGCACCAATTACTGGGTTTACACCAAACATATTAAATAATGGTGGAAAGATGAAAAATGGAGAGATTGATACTAGCAACTATGACGCGGGAAGAGAATACAGTTCAGTATCTTTCATACAAGAGTTACAAAACCTTCAAAGTTCAACATTTAAAAAGTTTTCCAACGTAACCGAATTAACAATGGTATCCGAGGCTAGAAAGAGATATGAATTCAAATACATATTTGCTCCAAAAAATCAAAGAGAAGCGGTGACTGTTGAACAAATTTGTGGAACATTTAAAAAGACATCATATCCAACCGCAGTTGCTGGGTTACCAGAAAGAACATTCCCTCAAAATTTATGGTCAATGGAAATTATTCCAAATACAGGTTTAGTGGCTACTAACGTAGATTATACATCAGATTGGTTGGGGGACCCACTAGTATGTGTATTAACATCTGTTACAGTTAAAAAGAACGATAAAGCAGACCCCGTAGTTCGTTTATTACCTACAGGGCATTCAAATATAACTCTTCTTTCTGTGGCTTTTGAGGAATTTGAAACCGGAACATGGGATCCCGAAACACAATCTATTTTATCAAAGTCTGAACTTTCTGCAAAAGAATTCCCCAATGATTAATTATTTTAATAGTTTACCAACAAGATCTTATACAACAACAATAGGCAATTTTAATATTGTTGACATGACATCCTATTATACAGTAAACGATTCTAAATTTGTGTTGACAGAATTGGTAATCGATAGTAATGACACACTTATAGAAACATCTAAAAAAATTTATGATAACATTGATTCTTTTTGGCTATTTTTATTTGCAAATAAAAAAATAAATCCGTTTGATTTATTAGAACCTAACAACTCTGTACAAGAAAATACTGTAGCTGGATTTACTGGATTACAACTTTTAGTTTATAACAGCGCTGAAGATGCAATTTTTACTAATGGATCATTGATATTTCCTCGCACAGAAAATACTGGTGCTAACTGGGAGTATGGTAGTACAGGAGAATTTGATTTAAATGGTGGTTTTGCTTTGATTGAGTCTTACAATCCATTTTCAAAGCGAGCAGTAATAAAATATCTAGAAGGCTTTACCTTTGCAAATGCTAATGATATGGGTCCATTAAAAGGCATTGTAGGTTCTTCAACAGGATATACTTGGTACGACAAACAAGCAGGAATTTATGGAATAACCCAAGAACTTGGTGTGGCCAGTAAAATCGAATATTCCTTTAATGAAGTTAAAGACCTAATAAAGGTTAATTCTGAATATCCCCTTTTGAAAAAGGGAAGTGGTCAATCACCATATGAACCAGTAGGCACAGGTGGGGTTGTTATAAGTAATTCAGAGACTATTAAAAATACTATTCCCAAAATACAAATGTATTTGAACGGATCTCTAAAAGATTCTTTCTTCAAAAAAATAACCCAAAATTATAGAGTTTAATATACATGGCAACCAATCCTTTAACCTCGCAAATCAGTGATATTCTTTTAGTAAATGATAAAGTTGATGGTCTCATTTCTGAGGCTGGAGATGAATTGACAAAAGGAATTAGATTATTTGATAGAAATAAAAATGTTTATTGTCAATTTGAAAAAATAGAATTGATTGAAAGTGTTTTTGAACCATATCCTAAAGGGAGTTTAATACTTAGAGATATTCAAGATATAGTATCATATATCAAAAGTAATGAGATAGATACTATAATAATGTTTGACGTAAATGGTAATCGTTGGTGTTTTTATATAACCAGCACAAGTTACATAAACAATGCTGCTGCAGAAACAGAACAAACATTTGTTTCAATTAATTTTACAAATTATATCTATAAACTGGCAGAACAATCTTCCTTTTCTCAAATTGAAGGTCCTGTTCCTTATTCAAGACCAATACATAAAAATTTTAGACTTGTTAGTGCTATATATGAAAGCGTTACAACCAGTGTAGATTCTCCATTTAGAAATTTTTCTTTAGACTTAAATTCACCAAATAGAAAAGAAGACTTTTTTCCGTACTTCGCGGATAAAACAGAAAATTTATCTTTTTATGTTGGGTTGAATGGAGTTGAAGATAGAACACACTATCCAATAGACAATACAATTCAATATCTTTCGTATTTGAGTTCATATTCTATACCAAAAGCATACAATCCAGATGAACCAATAGAAGCAAGAGACTTAGGTTTTTTTACTCAAAACAACATTTTTGTTGGAGAAATAATTTATGATTCAAATTTTCCAAGATTTTTATTTTGGACAGGTTGGTTTGAAACCATAATATTCAAATATTTTTATCAAGATTTGAAAAAAGATAAAATAGCTCAAGCTAAAAGAAAAGTAAAAGAATTTAATTATGCTGTGTATGATTCAGATAATACATACATTCAAATAGAAGTTGATGGAGAAGAAGCAAAGTTTAAAAAAATATATTCTTTGGCTACTAGTCCCGCAGATCAATTCATGTCAAAGAAATATTTTTATGTAAGAAAAACTCCTAAATTTTTAAATGATGTAAGTGGTAACACTACATTTGACGGTAACACATTTGCTAAATTATCATTTCAATTCCAAGATGAAGGTCAAAAATATGATTATCAAATTGTTTCTTCGGAGGGAGTTGTAAATAAAGTACCTCAAGGAGCAAATGAATTAATTTATAAAAATTTTTGGGGTTTTTATGATTCTATGAATCCATTGGATAATGTCAGTAACACTACTCATATAGGTAGAGATTTTGGTTATGGTGGTGCTTATTATGATACCAATTTTATGGGTGATACTGGATATATGCCTTATGTTGACTGTGCGGAAATGTGGAAAAATCAATTTGATTTAACTCCTGTAGATCCCAATTTGGGAGAAAAAATAAATTATGATGCTGGTGCAGTTTCAGGTGGGCCTGAATTAAATTATTTAAATCGAATTGCTTTAATACGTTATAATACTTTTGATAAATTAAAAGGTGTTTCAAAACAACTAGAACATATTAGAAAAATAGAAAGACAAAATTTTATTTCTTATGTTTTATGTTGTATCAAAGAAGCCAAGGAAGAAACTTTTTTTGCTGCTCTGTTAGGTAGAGACCAATCTGGTTGGGATCCATATTTTAAACAAAAAGGTGTAAACGGGGAACCATTAAAATACAGATATGCTTGGGCAAAATTAAAATTAATAGATGATCCAACAGCAATCAAGTTAAACTTAAAACAAACAGAGCCAGATTGGATGTATGGAAATGAATATGAAATATTTTCAACACCAGAAAATAGATTATGGGTTTTAGATGTGGGTGATCCGCTTTATGATCCGGTTACTAGAAAACCCAACGGAGAATGGTCTGGATGGCCTTTCCAAGATTTAAGATTCAATTTTGCTATTAATATAAGTGAAAGAACTAATTGGTATTCTGCAACAGGATTAACTTATAGTGGATTTCCTTTATTCCCATTCTTAGGTCAAGGAACTACAGGAGATGAAGGTGGGTATTATTCTCCAGGTTGGCATGCACAAAGTGTAATAGATGAGGGATTCCAAAAAATAAAATATCGCCCAATCGGTCATCCAATAATAGATTTAACAGCAGGCACTATTGGAGTAGAACCTAAAGGAATAACATTTCCTCCACTTTATAGTCAAGATGCGGCTGATGAAAAACAATTACCTGTGTATCCCACTGGATCTTGTGCCTTTTATGAATTTAAAAAATTACACATCGTTAAAATGTATAAAATTCCAGTTATAAAACTTTTGAGAGATTCAAATATAACAGATCAAGCCTTACTACGGTTCTATGATGGAAAATTTATTT